AAGAGGTGACAAAAATGAGAATATGCCCTAGATGTAAAGGAATACTTGGAGAAAGGCCTGCATTGTCCAGAAGAGATGGAAAAACTGATATATGTTCCCAATGTGGACTTTTGGAAGCGTTAGAAGATGTAGAAAAGTTAATGAAAACAAGGAAGGAGAATAAAAATGCAAATAAAGATATCTAATTTAAAACTAAAAAATTTTAAGGGAATAAAAAATTTAGAGATTAATTTCGAAGGAAAAAACGCAAATATATATGGAAAAAATGCAACAGGAAAAACAACAGTATTTGATGCTTTTAAATGGCTATTTTTTGATAAAGATAGTAGCGATAGGAAAGATTTTAATATAAAAACATTAGATGAAAATAATAAACCAATTCATTTTTTAGAACATGAAGTTGAGGCCATTTTACTAATAGATGGAGTGGATATGACTTTTAAAAAAATGCTGAAGGAAAAATGGGTTACTAAAAGGGGAGAAACACAACAAGAATTTTCTGGACACGAGACAAGTTATTGGATAGATGAAGTACCAGTCAAAAAGAAAGATTATGAAGAAAAAATCAATAGTTTAGTTCCAGAAAGTCTATTTAAATTAATAACAGATCCTTTGTATTTTAATAAACAATTAAAATGGCAGGAAAGACGAGAAATATTGACTAATATATCTGGTAATCAAATAACAGATGAGGAGATATTAAACGCAAATGAAGAATTTAAAACATTACAACAAAACTTAAATGGTAGAAGTATAGAAGATTATAAAAAGGTTATTCAATCTAAAATAAAGGAATTAAATAATCAAAAGGAAAGTATTCCTATAAGAATAGATGAACTTACCAATACTTTAGTAACAGAGCATAATATAAATTATGATGAATTAGAAAAACAAAAAGAAACATACAATCAAGAATTGAAAAAAATTGAAACAATTGAAAAAATAAAAATGGAAATGGCAGATATCGATACAAAATTAAATGAAACAAAGGTTAAAATTGAGAATATTGAAAATGAAGAAGCAAAAAATGCAACTATTGATGTAACAGCATTTCCAAAATATCAAGAAAAACTAAAGGAAGTTAATGAACTACAGGAAATAGTAGATAAACTAATAAATGGTGATACATCAGAAATTCAAGGTAGAAAAAATAATATTATAGATCTAATTAATAATATTGATAAACAATTAAATGAAAGGGCTATACAAGAAAGAACAAAAGAACGCATAAAAGAGTTGGAAAATGAAGAAGAAAATATAGCAAATAAAGTTCAAGAATTAGAAGCACAACAATATCAAATTGAACAATTTACAAAAACAAAAGTTGAACTATTAGAAAGTGCTATAAATAGCAAATTTGAAGTAGTAAAATTTAGACTTTTTGATACACAAATTAATGGAGGACTTGTTGAGTGCTGTGATACATTAGTAAAAGGTGTACCATATTCAGATGTAAATAATGCACATAAAATACTTGCAGGGTTGGATATTATAAATACATTAATAAAATTTTATCAAACTTCAGCACCAATATTTATAGATAATAGAGAGTCAATAAATGAATTATATAACATAAATGCACAAATAATTAGCTTAATAGTAACAACAGATTCTCAATTAAGAATCGAGGTGATATAGATGGAGAAAAAAGTATATTCATCATATGCATTTACTGAGAATGAAACCGAAAAAATGAAAATTAATATGAAAATTTATGAAGAATTAGAACAAAAATACAAAATATTAAAAGTTAGTGATATTGACCATAAAGCACCTACAAGCGAAGAATTAGAACAAAACGATATAGTTTATTCAAGAAAAGCTTGTTATGCACATGGAGAATATAGAATTTATAAATGTCCTGATGAAGTAACATTAGATGAATTAGCTTTAATATGTGATGGTGGAAATTTATGTTTTGGATACAGAGGAGATAAGAAATTCCTATCAGTATCTGAAGACTAGGAAATGAGGTGTAGTATGGCAAGACTAAATATATTTGGAACATTTGCGGATAACTTTATATCATTTGCAGGAGGAAATCCAGGTGCATTAAATACACTTTTTGAACTGCAAAAAGAAGCGAAAGACAGAACAGCATTATTTTTATTAACACTAGATAGAATGGAACTATATGAAAGTCACTTATATATGCTTTGGAATGATTGCTGCAATAGAGATATAAAAAAGGTAATAAAAATATTAGAACTATATGAAAGAGAAATAATAACACAACAAGATATTGATGAAAGAATAAAAAATGTGGGTTATGGAAGAAATTTCGATGATCTAATAAAAGAAAGTGAGGAAATAAAAAAATGAATAATGAAATTTTAAAAGTATCAAGTAAATCAAATCCAAATGCTGTAGCAGGGGCAATAGCAGGATTAATAACAGAAGATAAGAAAACAGAATTACAAGCAATTGGAGCAGGAGCAATAAATCAAACAGTAAAGGCAATAGCAATAGCAAGGGGATTTATAGCACCATTAGGAATTGATTTAATTACAATACCTGCATTTGCAACAGTAGTAGTAGAGGATCAAGACAGAACAGGAATGAAATTTATTGTGAAGGGGATAAAATAATATGAATAATGCAGAAGAATTTGTAAAAGGAAAAATGAAAAACATAGCTCAAAAAGTTGAAAATGAATTACCTAATGGATTTGGATTTGTAGTTTTAGCATTTTCATTTAATACAGAGCCTAATACTTCACAAATGATGTATGTATCAAATGCAGACAGACAAGATATTGTAAAGGCAATGAAAGAATGGATAGATAAGACAGAAAAAACATATGGAAATGATACAAATAAATATTAAGAAAGGAATTTGAAATTATGGAAAATGAGAAAATAAATATAACTAAATTAGAAAGCGAATTAGCGTATTACAAAGGATTTTATGAAGGGGTAAAGGAAATGACAACATTATTAGGAGATGGCCCAATAGATATAAATCATAACTTTAATGTAAGTGAAGAAAAAAAAGAAAGACCTAAAATGAAAGTAACAGTAGGAAGCATTGATGGAGAAGCAGTAGAAGCATTTAAGAAAATGTTAAAAGAGATGGGGGGAGAAGAATAGTATGGGAACAGAATTAGTAAATAAAGAAACTGGAGAAATAAAAAAAGCAGAACCAACAGCAAGTGAAAGATTTACAGCAATGGTAATAAATGAATTTAAGGGAAATGTTGGGGAATTAAATTTGAATGACTATCAAAGACAATTAGTTAGAAATTATTTCATAGGAATAGATAATTCTTTAAAGAGTGCAGAAGAAAGAAGAAGTTATAGTAAGAAAAAGGCAGCAGACCCAGCAGTAATATGGCAAAATGTAAATATGAATAAACTAGCCGTTGATGTAGTACAAAATGCAAAATTAGGACTAGATATGGCTGTTGCAAACCATTTAAGCGTAGTACCTTATCTAAATGGAAAAACCAAAAAATATGATTTAACGCTAATGCCAGGATATGAAGGATTAAGATATGTTGCTATTAAATATTCAATATATCCAATAGTTGATATTAGAGTGGAATTAGTACATAAAAATGACAATTTTAAAATGATTACAAAGAATAATGTTGATTGTTACGAATTTGATATATCAAACCCATTTGATAGGGGAGAAGTAGTAGGTGGATTTGGATATATAAGATATAAAGATGAAACTAGAAATAAACTAGTTACAATGTCAAAAGCAGAACTACTAAAAAGAAAACCAAGTACAGCAGCAGCTGAATTTTGGGGTGGAGAAAAAGATATCTGGGAAAATGGTAAAAAGGTTGGAACAGAAACTCTTGAAGGATGGCAAGAAGAAATGCTTTATAAAACAATGGTAAGAGCAACTTGTAAAAAGGTACCATTAGATCCTAAAAAGATAAATGAAAGCTATGTATATGTAATGGAAAATGCAGAAGACTATTATGTAGAAAATCAAGAAGACAAAGTAAAGCAAGAAATTGAAGATAATGCTAATAAAGAACTAATAGATGTTACACCACAGGAAATACCAAGTGAAACATTGAATGAAAGTCAAGAAATTTCTCAACCTGTATCTGAAGAAGAAAATATTGATACAACAGAAAGACCATCATTCTAATGAAATTAAAAGTATTAGGTAGCAGTTCAAGTGGTAACTGCTATCTAATAGAAGCAAATGAAAAAGAAAAGTTAATATTAGATGCAGGTGTTAACTTTAAGAATGTGCAAAAAGAACTAAATTTTAATTTTAGCGGAATAAATGGAGTATTGATAACACATGAACATATGGACCATTTGAAATATGCTACAAATTTTGCCCTTTATGGAATGGATATATATGCTTCAGCAGGAACTTTTGAAAAGCAACATTTAAAAGGACATAGATTTCATGTAGTAAAAGCATTAAAACAATTTGAAATTGGAAATTTTATAATACTTCCTTTTAATGTGCAACATGATGCAATAGAACCATTAGGCTTTTTAATTCAATATAAGCCAACTGGTGAAAAATTATTATATGCTACAGATACATATTATATAAAATATAAGTTTAATAAATTAAATTATTTATTATTAGAGTGTAATTATAATCAAGAAATAGCAAAAGAAAATGTAAGAAATGGAGTAATAAATAAAACTAGATATACGAGACTATTAGAAAGTCATTTTAGTTTAGATAATGTATTAAAGTTTTTAGCATCAAATGATTTGAGATATGTAAAAAATATAATATTATGCCATTTATCAGATACTAATTCAAATCAAATGATAATGCAAAATAGAGTATATGAACAAACAAAGATAAAAACAACTATTGCAAGACCAGGATTAGATCTAGAATTAAAATTATATCCGTTTTAATGTGGAGGGATATTATGAATAGTATAAAAGCAATAACACAATTAGAAGAATTGAGAAGAGATAGATTAAGCTTCATACAAAATAGTGATTCTGATGAAATTTATTTGAATGATATAAAAGCAATAAGTCTAGCAGTAATGGCATTAAAAAAGTGTCCTGACATAAAAGATAGAACATTTAATTGCCGAATGTGTGGAAAAGAATTAAAAACTTGGAGAAGTATTCAAAAAGGATTTGGTCCAGTATGTGAAAAGAAATATATAAATGATGTATATAAAAATCAACAACTAACTATGGATGTTATATTACAAAAGAAAGGAGAGGTAACCAATGGCCAACAATAAAGATGTTTACTATTTTAGCCATGATGCAAACGCATTATCAGATCCAAAAATATTAGCAATGAGATGTGATTATGGGTTAGAACGGATATGGTCTGTTTTGGGCAATATTAGAAATGCTTCGTAATGAGGCAACATATAAATTACCTCTCGACAAAACTACATATAGAGCAATAAAAATGCATACAGGAACAACTATTGATGTTGAGGAGTACTTGAAAGACTGTATAAGTGAATATACAGATGGCGAAAGTGGAAATGGCTTATTTAATTCGGATAATAAATTCTTTTGGTCTGCAAGTTTATTAAGAAGAATGGAAAAGTATGAGACATTGAAAGAAAAAAGAAGCCAAGCAGCAAACGCAAGATGGAACAAAGAAAGAAAAAAGGAAAGCAAAAACAATGCAAAAAAGAAACAAAAGCAATGCAAGTGCATAAAAGGTTATTGCATAAGTAATGCAAATGCATACAAAAAACGATACAAAAGCAATACAAAATTATGCAAATTAAATCAAATAAAATCAAATAAAATAAAATTAAATAAAATTAAATTAAACGAAATTACATCTATCTTTCCATCTAGTTACAAAGCAAAAAAAAACAAGACTTTAGATGATATGATGGACGAGACTGAAAAGATGGAATATGAATTGATGATACATAATTGCGAAATGAATATATTTACTCCAGAACTTGCTATTGAAATGTCAGAGATTTTGAAAGAAATGTATATGAATCCAGATACAAGAGAAAAAGTGCAAGAAATCAATTCTAAAAAATTGTGTTATGCTTTGAAAAACTATACTATTGCGAACACTAAATCACAAATAAAAATTCCAAAAGCATATTTTAAAAAATGTGTATTATCGGCATTAGAGCAAACAGAATTAAGCACACAGTATGATTCAGATACAATAATGATGCAGATATCAGAAGCGGAGGAGTAAAGAAATGGGATTTATTAGAGAAGATGAACTAATATCTAGAGGATTAAAGACATGTGAAAATTGCGAATGGTGTATTCCTGTAATAGAAAAACATAAGAAATTTGAGATAGAAGTACCACGATGCTTATTAAAAGGCAAACAAACAGGCTTATTTGAATATTGTGAGCTTTTCAAAAAGAGAACAGGAATGCATATAAGTATGTAATTAGTAAACATAAAATTAAAAGATGGCTAATGTGTGAAATTTAGAAACAAACACAACCTAGAAAAAATATACAAAGGAAAGGCGAGAACAATGGTAATTGAAGATATGCAGCAATCATTAGAATTGTTGGAAAATATAAAATATTTTTTCTATAACATAGAGGAAATAGAGAAAAAATTGAATATAGATTTACGAAATAAGGAATACGAAAGGGACGATTTGTTACACGAAATAGAATTGAGTAAATTAAATGCTATTGAAATAATGGCAGTTTATAAAAAACTAGAAAAGGTACTACAGGAAAGAAGAATAATAAAAGATAAAATAGATCTAGTAAGCACAATAAAACCATATACAAGTAAGTTTATAACAAAGGGTATTTGTGCTGAGACTGATACGACTATAAAAAATATAGAAACATTAAAAAGAAACCAGGAAAATAGGCAATATACACCAAGAGTATTACAAGATTTAAAGTGTGCAAAGAAAAAGAAAGGAGAATAAAAAATATGAATTTTAGACAGATTCAAGAAATTCAAAAAATAAACAGATTAAAGGAAGAAAATGAATGTTTAACTTGCGAAGTTGTAGTAGTAAAAGAATTTAAGAAAGCACCGGTATCAATAGTACAAGGAAATGGGGGGCCTATTGAAATGGCTCAAATGGCAAAAGTACTAATGGATGTTGCGGAACAGTTAAAAAAAGAGTTTCCGGAAATAAATGAGATAATCCCAATGTTAGATAAAAACGGAGGAATGAAAACAGCATATAAACAAGTTGAAAGTTGGGGGAGATTCTAAATGATAATAGTAAGCCAAGATAAAGTTGCAAATATAAATTATAACAATATTGAAGCAATATATATGTTAAAAAAAGATGACAAAATAGAAATAAATGTGCGAGGAAATTATGATTACACAATAGGAAAATATAAAACAGAAGAAAGGGCAAAAGAAGTATTACAGGAGATAGTAAAGACTTATGTGCTTACTGAACAATATAAGGTAGAAGATGAAAGAACACGAATAAAATTAATGATGGAAGGCGTTTTATTATACGAAATGCCAAAGGAGTAAGATTATGAAAAACATAGAAGAAATTAAAAAAACACCAGGAATAGTTATAAAAAAAGAAGGACCAGATGGATTTGGTGGCTCAGTATTCCCAATAGAATACAAAAATGGAAAAGTTAAAGTAATAAAGAATATTGATAAAGTATTGCATTTTATTTTTAGCTGGGGATGTGGGTTTGAGCATTTATCAGTATCGACTCCAATTAAAACACCAACATGGGAGCAAATGTGTTTTATGAAAGATATCTTTTGGGGAGAAAATGAAGTTTGTATGCAGCTACATCCTAAAAAAGAGGACTATGTGAATAATATGCAATACTGTTTGCATATATGGAAACCAATTGATAAAGAAATACCTACACCACCAAGCATAATGTTAGGTTTTAGAAAAGGAAAAGAAGCAGAAGATATAGCGCAATTAATAAATTTTTATGAAGATATGCCAAAGTGGAAGAAGGAATAGTTATGCAAGAACACTGGAGTATTGAACAATATAGAGAATATCAGAAAAAGGGTAATAAAAAAAGTAAATATGGGGCAGTAAAGACTTCCGTAGATGGACAAACATTTGACAGTAAGAAAGAAGCGGACTATTATTGCAATTTGAAGTTAAGGCTGCAAGCAGGAGAAATAAAAGGTTTTTGTTTGCAGCCTGTGTTTATACTAGCTCCAGGTTTAAAATATAAAGCGGATTTTATAATATTTCATAATGATGGGGTAGCAGAAATTATTGATACAAAAGGATTTAAAACAAAAGAATATATTGCTAAAAAGAAAGTATTTGAAGATAAATACAACTTAAAAATAAAGGAGGAATAGGATTATGAATCCAGTAAATTTTGAAGATATGAATTGTATATTTAAGGCCGAAGGGTGTGGAGATTTACCAGCATTAAAAACAGATAAACATATAGTTTCGTGTTGGGAAATGACTGAAAAAGAAAAAGAAGAATTTATAAAAACAGGAAAAATATATTTGTCTGTATTGGGAAATATACAGCCACCAGTTGCGTTATATATAGATAGACCATATATAAGGCAATAGAAAGGAGAAAAAATGGGAAAACCAGTACAAAGAAAAAGATATAAAATCAAGCAGAATGTTACTTGCGAACAATGTATAAATTGTATGTATATTGAACATGGGGATATGTATTGTGATGAAAAAGAAAATATGCCACTAGTGTATGATGAATTTTGTCCAACTGAAGAATATATGTGGTGTCAGGGAAAAAGATTTATTGAAAGGTAGGAATACTTATGAAAATTTATGATAAAGAAATATATATGAAAACTGAAAAAATAAAAGCAGCTTTAATGGTTATTTTATGTTTTGTTTTTGGATTTGTTGTTGGGTGTATAGCAATAAACCATGATCTAAAAAATGAAAATACCAAACTAAAAGATAAAATAGGTGAATTAGACAGAACAATAGATAGGAGACAAGCAATAATAGATGAACAATATGTCGAATTGGACTCATTAAGAGAAACAGTATATATGTATGAATTAAATGGAAGGTAGGTGTTACAAATGATAAAGTATTTAATAATAGGGCTTTTAGTAGGCTTTTTTATAGGAGATTTTATAGGTATGGCAATAATGTGTATATTGCAAGTAGCAAAGGATGGTGAGGAATAATGCCATCCTTAGAAATAAAAGGAAAGAAAACAGGAATTATATTCGGTTTTAGGGGTAAAAATCAACTTCCATTATTTATGATTATAAAAGAGTACTTCGATGAAAATGGAGAAGTCGATTTTGCAAAAGTATTATTTGAAATTGAAGGAAAGAAATGCAAAGAAGAATATAAGAAAATATTTGAAAAGGAGGAATAATATGTCAACAGATGAAGTAAAAAAGTTAATAGTAGATGGCGATATTTTTATGCAGGACAAAGATGGAGAAATTAGTAAAATAGCGGAAATACAAAATCTTGAAAGTGTGCAGGAAAATAATCAAGATGATGCTGCAGATGCAGTAAGGTACGCAATAGAAAAAGAAAAATCAAAAAGTGTATCAATTACGATTACAAGAGAATCATCAATACATTTGCAAAAAATGTTAGGTATTGAAAGAATTTCAAGAAAAAGATTTATTAAATTACTTATGGGATGCAGAATTCAAAGAAATGATGCTAACATATTTGCAGATATAGTTGGAAAAAATGAATATGGATATTGTCCGATTATGGTACAGGCAGTTATAGAGTGGGTTATAAAAGAAATACAAAAGGGGGAAGAATAATGAAATGTACAGATAAAGAATGGGATACTTGCCAAGTTGAAAAAATGGGATGCAATGGCTGTTATTACAATAAAAAAAATAATGAAAGAATATTCTATATATTTTTAGACATAGATGGTGTGCTAAACAATATGAATTACTGGGATGAATGTTTTGATAGACATCATGTAAAAGGAATAATGAGTATGCATTGTTTCCCATTTGATCCAAAATGTTTAAGTAATTTGATGAAGTTAAACCAGGAATTACAGAAACAAAATTATAATGTAAAGATAGTATTAAGTTCGACATGGCGATTAAATCAAGTAGATATTGAAATAGTAAATTCAAGACTTGCAGAATATGGAATGCGAATATTTGCAACAACAATAAGTTTAAGTAGTGGAAAAAGAGGACTAGAAATAAAGAATTTTCTTGAAGATGAAAAATATGGGAAAGCAGGTAATTATTTAATTTTAGATGATGAAATAAAAGATATTGTAGAACAATTTGAAGAAAAACACATTATACATACTAACTTTAATACTGGATTTGATAATGCAAAATTGAAAGAAGCAATAAAGAAAGTTGAACAGCTTTAAACTGTAATGAACAGTAGAAAGGAGAAAAATATGGCATTTAATCAAAAAGAAGAAGATGCTATTTCATATTTTAAGCAACAGGTAGAAAATCTGAGAGATACATCTGGAATTATATTTACTATGCCAATGTTACAAAATGAAGATGTGATAAAAAAAGATAGGGATAATTTAAATATTGTATTAGATATAATAGAAAAGCAGGAAAAAGAAAATATGAATTTAAAAGAATTGTATGTAAGAGTAGCAAAACATCAAGAAAAAATAGGACATACAGAACTTGCTGAATATATGTTAGCACAGATACAAGCCATACCTACATTCACAACTTGGGAGGAATATACAACCTGGGTTAGCAAGGACGATTTAAGAAAAATATTAGATAAATATGCTAAAAAAGAGATAGATTTTTCACCAGAATTATATAAGGAACTAAGACAATTATTGGAGGAAAAGTGAAATGCAAACTAAAATAAATGGAGAAAAAGAAGATTTAAGTGCAATGCTAATTGGAGCAGAAAGATATGCACTAGGAAGAAAAACATATATTGTGCAATGGACCTGTGAGTTTATAGGTAATAACTTACACTTACTAACTGAAAAGGACAGGCAAGTAATGATAAGAGATATAGAAAATCCAATAAGTTATGGAGACGAGTGCGACAAAGTGTGTTGGATGCAACTATTAGAAAAGTTGAGAAAGGAGAATATAACAAATGAAAAAGCAAAATCAAGAAAAAGTAGAAAAGAAAAACAAAGATGAATCGCAGCAAATGTTGAGTTGGTTTCAAATTATAATGCTGATAGGTAGACCATTGTGGGATAAGACAAGAAAAAAATGGAGAGTTTTAAATGGATATCAAGCAGTATTAGGAAATACCAATAATTTATTTTATGAAGTGACATTTACAGATACACCATACTGGGAAAATTATGCTGATGAGCAATTATATTTAAATGTCCCAGCAGAAAAGGAGAAACAAAAAGAAAGTGGAGATAAAGGAAGCAATAACAAAGACAAGTGAATTAAAAAGAAAAATAAAAGACAAACAATATATTCAAGTAAGGAAAGATGGTACTGATAGTTATGGATATATTGAAGCTCTAGATACATTAGTAAGAGCATTGAAAATGTATATAAAATAAATAGGAAACATTGTATTATAGAATAAGAAATAGAGAATTATAATTTACTAAAGCACAAAGCATACAGTTTACCTAGAAGGAGAGGTTTTGTATGGAAAAAATTGAAATATCTGAAAAAGAAAGCAAAATATTAGGTGTTATAGAACAACTAATAAATTCTGCAGTAGAAAAGGGAATTGAAAAAGGAATTGAAAGGGCAAGAAATGAGGAAAGATTAAGAGAAAAAATAACATATGATACCAAATTAAAAAATACCAGGCTTTTGATAAAAAATTATAGAAGATTTTTAAGTGCTTGTCAGCAAGCAACATGGACTGAATGTGAACTAGAAACAGCAACTGTTGATGAGGTATTAGATAAATTATATTGTACTACATCTGATGAAGTAACTGTAGTTCAATCTATATTAGCGTCTAAAAAAAGAACAGAAATTATTATAGAACATATAAAAAGAATTATAAAATTTTATATATATGAAGCTGAAAGCAGTAATAATACAGAAAAAATAAGGAGAGCTCATATTATTGATGATCTATATATAAAAGGAGATAAGAAACCAAAAACAAAAAGTATGTCCGAAAAGTATCACATTAGTGAAAGACAAATTAGTAGAGATCAAAATACTGCAATCGAAGAAATAGCAATACTTATGTTTGGAATAGATGGTATAAGAAAAATGTTCTAATAATACAATGTAAGTTTGTCCATAATTTGTCCTTGACATGTCATAATCAAGGAACTATAATGATATTGTGAAAAAATATAAATTACAAAATATTCAATCCCCTAAAAGACCTATTAAGGTCTTTTTTATTTTGAGAAAGGAGTATTATTGAAACAATTTAAGAGCTTTTATAAGGAAGTAGGCGGAAATGAAGGCGGCAAGTGTAATTATCCTATAAGATTAGATACTTATCGGATGTCGGTTGCAGCCACGACTGTAAGTATTGCTATGCAAAATCCCTATTAAGCTTTAGAGGTTTGTGGAATCCTAAAAATCCAAGCGTCGCTAATGTTGAAAAGCTAAAAAGGAAAATTGATAAATTAAGAAAAGGAACAATAGTAAGACTTGGAGGAATGACAGACTGTTTCCAACCAATAGAGTTGGACAATAGGATAACCTATAAAATTATTAAATATCTAAACAAAAGAAGAATTGGATATTTAATAGTCACAAAATCAAGTATTGTTGCGAATGATGAATATTTGAAAATTTACGACAAGGATTTGGCCCATTTTCAAATTACCGTTACTACCACAGATGATAGTAAATCAGTAAAATATGAAAAAGCCACAGTCCCTAGTAAAAGAATAGAAGCTATTGAAAAATTATATAAAAATGGGTTTGATGTTCAAGTAAGATTAAGCCCTTTTATTTATGAGTATATAGATTTTGATATATTGAATAACATCAAATGCAATAAGATTTTAATAGAGTTTTTAAGAGTGAATCATTGGATAAAACAATGGTTTGATATAGATTATTCTAAATATACAGTAAAACATGCCGGATATGAACATTTGCCTTTAAGCATTAAAAAGCAATATCTACAGAAAATCACAGGCTTTGAGCAAATAAGTGTATGTGAAGATGTAGATGAACATTTTGAATATTGGAAAAGCAACATAAATCACAATAAAAAAGACTGTTGCAATTTAGGAGGATGAGAATATGAAAATTGAAAAAGTAAGTATTGATAGTATTAAGGTATATCCTAATAATGCTAAAATTCACACAGCAGAACAAATTGAAGAAATAAAGAAATCAATTCAAGAATTTGGAAACAATGATCCAATTGCTATTGATGAAAAAGGTTTTATAATTGAAGGAGAAGGAAGATACCTGGCACAAAAAGATATGGGACTAAAAGAAATAGAGGTTATAAAACTTACACATTTATCTGAAGAACAAAAAGTAGCATATATGCTAGTCCATAATAAACTAACTATGAATACCGGATTTGATATTGATATCTTGGAAGAAGAACTTGCAAAAATATCTAATATTGATATGCAGGAATTTGAGTTTGATATAAAACAACTTGAAGAAGAACTGGAAAACGAAGTGAATACTTCAAGTGAAAGCAGTTTTAATTATAAGGAACAATATGGAGTAATTGTAATATGCAAAAATGAAGAAGACCAAGAAAAAGTATATAACAAATTACTTGACCAAGGTTATGAATGTAAGGTGGTGACAACATAATGGATAACAAAACAAAAATAGAAATTCATAATCGAGTTCAAGATTTCAATAGTTATAGAGCAGCAAGGGTTAAATCATTGTTTAATGCAGAAAATGGTTGTAATTTTGATTTGGAAGCAGAAATAGATTTATCTGGAGAATGGCAAATTGGAGTTGTAGTTGGCCCTTCTGGAAGCGGAAAGTCTAGTATAGGAAAAGTTATATTTGGTGAAAACTTAATATATGACTATACAAAAGGCTGGGCCACAGATAGACCAATAATTGATGAAATTGCTCCGAATGGTGATTTCAATGAGGTCACAGGAGCGTTAGCAAATGTTGGGTTAGGTGATGTACCTGCCTGGTTAAGACCATTTAGGGTATTATCAAATGGTGAACAATTTAGAGCAGGGTTAGCAAGACTAATTTGTGAAAAACCAGAAAAAGTGGTTATAGATGAGTTTACATCTGTAATTGATAGACAAATAGCAAAAATAGGTTCACAAGCATTTCAAAAAGCTTGGAGAAGAACGAATCCAAATGGGAAGGTGGTGTTGTTAACCCCACACTATGATATTTTAGATTGGGTCAAACCGGATTGGGTATTTGATACAAAAACAAAAGTATTTGAGCGTGGGTTGGCCAGGCAAAGACCTAAAATTGACCTCCAAGTTTTCAAGGTCAACCAAAGTTACTGGAAATATTTTAAGCCACATTATTATTTAAATTTACCTATGCCGCCTTGTGCAGAGTATTTTATAGGGGTTGTAGATGGAGAACTAGCTTGTCATGTAGCAGTTGCTCCTTTTTTTACATCCAATGGATACAGAGCAACAAGATTAGTTACTATGCCAGAATGGCAAGGTGCAGGTGTTGGAATGAAGTTTTTAGAATGGATAGCACAATATCATTTAGAAGGTAACGGAAGATGCAATAAAAAATTTCCAACTTATTTTCATACATCGCATCCACAGTTATGTATGGCATTGAGAAAAAGTAAAAAATGGGTGCAAACAAGTGCAAATTTGTATGGTGGAAATAAAACACGAAGTTCAAAATCTATTATGAAATCAAGAAAAAGACATAATGGTGGAGAAGCAAATGCGTGTGCATCTGGATACGGTGGACATTTTAGAGCAGTACAGGGATTTAAATATATAGGGGGTTAACAATTATGAATATATTTATATGTGGGCAAAAAAGTTTTGGAAAAGAAGTCCTAAAAGCATTATATGAAAAGGGACATAATATTGTTGGTGTAGCACCACCACCACAAGAAAAATACTATGATAAAATGCAAGGATATGCAATAAAACTAGGAATACCTGTGATAAGCGATTGCGATAGATTAGTTTCAAGGGATATACCTGAAGAAACAGACCTTGTAATTGCAGCACATTCACATTGGTATATATCAACTAAAATTATTGAAAAAGCAAAATATGGAGCTATTGGTTTTCATCCTTCATTGTTACCTAGACATCGTGGACAAGATGCTGTTAGGTGGACCACTGCTATGAATGACAGTATAACAGGAGCAACAGTATTTTGGCTTGATGATAGTGTAGATGGAGGAGATATATTCCTTCAAAAAACATTATTTGTTGATAGAAAATGGAACTATCACGATTTATGGAGAGAAATATTCCCAATAGGTGTAGAAATGATTTGTAAAGCAGTTGATCTAATAGAAGAAGGCAATATTATAAAAATTCCACAGGATGAAAAATATGCTACCTGGGAGCCATCTTTTACTAATACAAGGTTAAAAAGAAATGAATTATTACAAATAGGTAATGGAATAAATATTTGAAAAGGTAGGTGGGTGATATGATGTGATAGATGATAATAACAAAATTTCTAAAATAAAAAAAGACTATATGGCAGGAAAAACCTATAAACAAATAGCACAAAAACATGATGTCACTTATAACGAAGTTCTTTATTTAGTAAAAAAGAAAAATTGGAAAAGAAAAAGCAACTTAAGTAAGGTAAAGAAAGGAAATCAAAATGCAAAAGGAAATAAGGGTGGACCAGGAGCAGAAAAAGGAAACACTAGAGCATTAAAAACTGGAGAATATGAAACAATATATGATGACCTATTGACAGATGAAGAAAAGACTATTATGAAACAAACAGAACTATACGATAAGAAATATCAAATAATGTCAGAAATAAAAATGCTATCTATACGAGAAAGAAGAATGATGCAGAGGATAAAAAATGTAAAAGAAGGCAAAGACTTAACAATTGTGAGAATGTCTAAAAGTACATCAAAAAATATTTCATACAAAAGCAATGGATCAACTACAACAACTGAAGCAGAAAGTACAACAAATATTATTCAGAGACTAGAAGAATCACTTACAAGAGTGCAAGAGGCCAAAAGGCGATATATTGATAGTTATCACAAAATAGAAACTGATGATAGAAAACTTGAATTAGATTTGATTAGATTAGAAATGGAAGCAGCAAAGGATGATAGCTCAAATAATGAAGATATGAAAGATGACAGTTTTATACAAGCGTTAAATGATTCGACAGAAGGTGCATGGAATGATTACACTGAAGAATAATAGTAAAAGTTTTGATGAAAGAATATCTAATCTAAGAAACAAAGTAATGCAAAATGCTATTACTTTAAGAAAAAAAATAAAAAATGGTACATTATTCAAGTTTAAGCCATTTAGTTTAAAACAAAAGAAGATTTTGACCTGGTGGACAGATAAAAGTCCAGTAAAAGATAAAAATGGAATTATTGCAGATGGAAGTATTAGAGCAGGTAAAACATTATGTATGTCATTATCATTTGTTTTATGGGCAATGACAAGATTTAATGGACAAAATTTTATATTGGCAGGAAAAACAGTAGGAGCATTTCGTAGGAATGTTCTTTTTTGGTTGAAGCTAATGTTAAGAGCACAGGGATATAAAATAAAAGATAGGCGTGCAGACAATATGTGTGAAATATCCAAAGGAGAAATAATAAATTATTTCTATATCTTTGGTGGTAAGGATGAAAGATCACAAGATTTAGTACAACGGAATTACTGCTGCAGGGGTATTTTTAGATGAAGTTGCATTGATGCCACAGTCTTTTGTAAACCAAGCACTTGCTAGATGCTCTGTAAAAGGTTCAAAATACTGGTTTAACTGCAACCCAGAAGGACCAAATAATTGGTTTAAAGTTGAATGGATTGATAAAAAGAAAGAAAAAAATATATTACATTTACATTTTACAATGGATGATAATCCAAGTCTTGATGAGGAAACAAAAGAAAGATATCGTAAAATGTTTGTAGGAGTTTTCTTTCAAAGATTTATATTGGGGTTGTGGGTACTTGCTGAAGGTATTATATATCCTAATTTTGATAAGATTAAGCATTGCATAAAACCTGTAGATATTCCTAAAAAGTTTGATTTCTTTTATGTATCATCAGACTATGGAATTACAAATCCACAGGTATTCTTATTATGTGGAATAAAATATATTGATGGAAAGCCACAAGTATGGATATTAGATGAATATTACAATAAAGGAACTAAAAAGAACAAAAAAGGACAGGAAGAAAAAATAACAAAGACTGACACAATGTTTTTAAATGATTATAAAAAATTAATTGGAGATTTGGAAATTAGAAAGGTTATTATAGATCCAAGTGCTACATCTTTAATTAATTTATTTAAGCAAAATAAAATAGCCGTTAAGGAAGCAGACAATGCGGTTATAGATGGTATAAATTTAGTTTTGAATTGGTTAGATGAAGAAAGAATCCATATTGTTGAAGAAAAGTGCCCTAATATAATAAGAGAATTTAATTCATACATTTGGGACGAAAAGGCACAGGAAAAAGGAGAGGATAAACCAGTCAAACAAAATGATCACGCATTAGATGCATTAAGATACTTATTACAAACATTATACCCTAATAAGAAAAGGGGAGCATATTTTGTGCAGTAAGGAGAGAAAAATAATGATAACAGAGATGGATAGAATAAAAATGATAATAGCAGAAGGAGCAAAAAAAGGTCTGGTATTGTCAAAATTTATAGATTTACAAATAGATGATTTTAAGCAATCAGATACATTTAAGGAAATGGTGGAAGGAAGTAAATACTACAAAAATCAAGGTGATATTGAAGATAAACAAAGAATTATTATTGCAGAAAATGGAGAAGAACAAGTAGCACCACACGCAAAAAACTATAAACTAAAACATCCGATTATATATAAAATGATAAATCAAAAAGCGGGATATCTTTTAAGAAAAAAGCCAACAATAAAACAGGTTCTAGCCAAAAATGAAAATGAAGATGAAGAATACAAGGACTTATTGAAAGATTTATTTAACAATAAAATGCATAAAAGACTAAAATATACACTAATAGAAGCAGTAAAAAGAGGAATTGCTTGGTGGCAAATATATATCGATGAAAATGGAGATTTAAAAGCAAGGTTAAGATATGCAACTAGAATTATACCATTATGGCAAGATGAAGAACACGAAATATTAGATGCAATTATAATGACATATGAAGTTGAAGTATATACAAGTGAAACAGAAAGAGAAAAGAAAACAAAAGTAGAATATTGGGATTTAGAGGGTGTAAGATATTATATTTATGATGGTTCTACATTACAAGAAGATGTGGAAGAAGTAGACAAGAGAAGTAAGTTAGTAATTGGACAAGATGGAGAAGGAACAAGTATTGTTGCACATTTTGAACTTGATGGAAAACCACAAAGATGGAAAAAGATACCTTTCATATATTTCAAGTATAATGGAGATGAAATGCCACTAATTCATTTATTGAAAAGCCTTATTGATTGTTACGATGAATTATGCTCTAGAACAGGAGATTCAATTTATGAAGCACCAGATGGAGTTAATGTTGTAAAAAATTATCAGTCGGAAGCAGGAACTTTTCAAAAAAATCTAGCAACATATAATACAGTATTTTTAGATACTGATGGAGAATACGATCGTAAAGATATAACTTTAAATATAGAAGCATTTAAAAGTTTTATCGAACAATTAAGAAAAGATATTTATGAGGGTGGCTCTTGCGTTGATACTCAAAGCGAAAAATTTGGAACACAGGAGTCTGGTGTAGCATTAAAACAATTATATGCTGACCTAGATTTAGACTGTAGTAACATAGAAACAGAATTTAAAAGCAGTTTGGAATATTTTATGTTTTTCTATAATAATTGGGTTGAAATGAGCACAGGCAAAGATTATTCTGATAAAGAAGTAGAATATGTATTTAATAAAACAATGACTGTAAATGAAAAAGAACTAATAGAAAATTGCCAAGCAAGTATAGAAATGTTAAGTCAAGATACAATATTATCAAGACATCCTTATGTTAATGATGTTGAAGATGAAAAAGAAAAGATAGATAAAGAAGAAAAAGCAGAAGCGGAAAAAAATGAAAGTGATTATAACAAAATAATAAAGGAATTAGGGAACAAAACAGAAGATGGAAGTTCAAAAGTTGGTGATAAATAATGGGAAATAATGCAGAATATTGGACTAAAAGATTTGAAGAACTTGAAAAAGCACAATTGCTGAATGAGGCTAAATATATTACAGAATTAAAAGAAACATACGATAAGGCATTAAGCACCGTAAAAAAAGAAATAAATAATTGGTTAGTAAGATTTGCAGTAAATAATCAAATTAGCTTAAAGGAAGCAAAAAAGTGGCTGAATAGTGATGAACTGAAAGAACTGAACTGGGATGTACAAGAATATATAAAATATGGAGAAGAAAATGGAATAGATCTAATTTGGAAAAAGCAATTGGAAAATGCAAGTTCAAAAATACATATTTCTAGATTAGAGGCATTAGAATTACAAATACAACAACAAGTTGAAAAGTTGTATTATGATGAAAGCAATAATACAAATGATTTTATACTAGAAACATACAGAGATAATTACTATAAAACAGCCTATGAGCTCCAAAAGGGTTCAAATGTAGCATTTAAATTTGCAACATTAAATTTAGACATAATACAAAGTATAATATCTAAACCCTGGACTACAGATGAACAAACATTTTCTGATAGAATTTGGAAAAATAAAAAAGCACTAATTAAAACATTACAAACA